AAATTACCGTGAGTAAAACACCGTTAAGCCAGTACGCGAATTCAAGACGAATAATGGCTATACCGAATAAAAGTAAAAACCAAGATACCAACGATACGACCAGTCTGGAGGCCGATACAGTAGAAGAGGGGTCTATATCCATTTATATAAATAAATATTATTTATCTGATACATGTTTACCACAAAAAGGACTTTCCTCTGGAATAGATTTATAAACGCCGAGAGTAATAGAAATTGTTTTTAGGGTGTCAAATTTTTTCCAATATTCTTCGCTGTGCGTATATTCGTCTACAACGCAATGTGCTAATTCGTGGAGTAATACATGGAATATCTCGTTTACGTCACCATCTATACATATACCTATCTCCTGTCCCTTGTTAACATTGTATCCAACGGAAGACGACATTCTTTCGTACGCGATTAAAGGTATTTCATGATATATATCTTCAAAATCGCGATTATCCGTCTCGATTAAATATTCCCTCAGTGTTTTATATTTCTCCCTGACTTCTACCAATTTTTGGTTTGGTTTTAAATTTGAATACATCAAATAATTAAGTATGAGTAGTACGACCAGAACTATCATTTCTATATACGAAGATAAATTTACTATACAACTCTGTTATTGGATTTCCTGATAATCCTTCCCATTTTTCCATACTGAATCCGATATTTTCGAGTTGTGTGATCAATAAATCTTTATGTGCCAGAGGTTCTGATTTAGGTCCGTCAGCGTAATACGGTGTGTCTGATAAATGTACGAACAACTTTTCACCGAAGTTTCCACAGCTCGTCTCTTTTAGTTTAAAAAAATTACCCATGTCATCTGTCATCGGTGTCTTGAATATCAATTTTTCTGAATCTGGGATGATCCCAATAAATCGTCCACCAGGTTTTAACCGCCTTTTTACAGCTTGTAAACTGTTCATAAACATGTCGCGATCTTCGAATATATAGTGTAAGGCAAAATTATAGCACACGATATCATATTTTCTATTTGGACATGAGTGTATATCCCCGTGGTAAAAATTGACTCGTATCTTCATATTTTTCGCACGACTTTTAGCTTCGTTTAATGCATTTTCATTCGGTTCACACATGTTTATATTTGCCCCTACCTTTTTCCATTTTTGAAGATCACCCCCGAACCCACACCCTACGTCGAGTATACTATCACCCTTTCGAGTAACAAGTTCTATGAGGGCTCGTTTCTCGTCGTTGTGTAGACGACGAATCTCTTCCATGGTTGATAATATTACGATATCTTTAAACATCTTAGGTTAGAAAAACAGTTTAAAGCCTAGAGTACAGTAATAAGTACAAATGAGTCTCGAACAAGATTACACTACCGTTCCCGGTCAGTTGTTTGCGTGCTTGTCCGTAGTTGGACCAGAGGCTCCCCAGAAGAATGATAAGTTTGGTATTAAGATTCGCGGTGCGTTTTCTACCCGGGACGAAGCCGCTTCACACGCGAAGAGGTTGCAAACGGAAGACTCCACGTTTGATATTTATGTAGTGGATATGTACAAGTGGCTCCTCATCCCACCTGATCCGTCAAAGATTGAAGATGCTCATTACACGAACGATAAACTAGAGGAATTGATGACTGGTTACAGGGATAACCAGGCTCAGGCTGCGAAGATGTTTAGTGAGCGTAAGCGTGACATGGTTGAGTCGTCGAATTACCATAAACCCGGAGATGAAAACTCTAGGTTCTATAACAAACCCGACGAGCCACCAGTTAGCCATCCAGCGGATGTACTCGAGCGACTTCAAAAGGAAGAGCCTGATACTCCCATGGAGGAACTGGTCAAGAAGGCTGACAAGATTGTGGCCGACGAGATTGTCGAGAGACAAAAGAAACGTCTAGATGATACCCCCTCAACTATTGAGGAAGAGTCTTCCGAGGAAAAATAAAAATAAAAACTAGTTTGGAATTTTTTAAAAAAATTATAAAGAAAAAAATAAAAAAAAACATTTGGAATTTTTTAAAAAAATTTGTAAAGAGTTTTCTTATTAAAAAAATATTCTCTTTTAATAAGAAAATGTATGCTTCTATTCCAAGTTTGACATTACTGTTTTTAGCGTGTATATTTTTACTCGTGGTATATGTATACATCAACCCAGATGTAAAGTTTTATACCAAGGTTGATGAGATCGTGACAACCGCGAGCGACGTGATGAAAAGTAATTTGTATGATCCTTATTATAAGAGTACGGGTAGATACTCGTATAACGAGAAGGTTGAAGGGTCTGTGGGAAATTTTGATGGATACTCATCCGGAGAGAGTGATAAATGGTCGTTTGATTACGTTGAAACCGAAAAACCAACACGTGACGAAGCTATTTCTAGCTTAGAACGTAGATTGCGAAAACGTGGTCTAACGGAACAACAAATCGCGGAATACGTAGACGACTTAATCACTTCTAAATCTAAATTTAAAAAGTAATATTATCCGGGGCGAAGGATGACTGGTTGCATCGTCTTTCCCATGAAGAAACCTAATATAAATGATACAAAAATTATGATATACGCATTCTTATCTAAATTAGACAAGAAATCATTCTTTTCCATCTGTGGTTGCATCATAGGAGGTGGCTGCATCATCATAGATGGATGAGGAAGGTAATACGGAGCTTCCATTTCCTCGTTATGTATCGGATCTTCTTTAGTTGGAAGTTCCGGGCTATATTCAATGGGGTTGCCAAGTTCTGTTTCCATATGTAATATAATTACTTATCTTTTTAAGCCGAATATTCCTCATCACTCTCAACATAACTCTCATCTTCGCTAACTTCATCGTCATCGACTACGAACCCTTTTAGATTACCTTGCTCATCCGCGTCAATTTCGTCATCCGATTCGCTCTCATCATCGGTTTCGCATATGTCTTCCCCATCCGTTTCACAAAAATCTTCGTCTGATTCATCGTTATAATCATCTTCTGGTACCTCTGTAGGCTCTAAACGATTCGGTTGTTTAGATACTCTTCCTGAACGAGTTTTGACTGTGGTCATATGTAAGAATTATTAAAAGATATCTTTTAAGTATATTTAGGTACAAAACGTAAGTTTTGATTGTTTGCTTCTCTTTTAAACCTTTTTTCAAACTCTAATAGTATTTTCTCGTTCAGAACAGTTATTTCGTCCTGAATATCCGGATCTATGGGAATAACATAAAGAGCTATTTCGTTAAAGTGATCCAAAGCTTTTAAAACGTGATCGTAAGCTATGTATACGTCTTTAACATTATCTTTTGCGAATTGTATGTTCGTGATAAAATCTGTGTATAGTTCTGGGTTTATACCCGAATAGATTTCAGTCTCTTTTATGAGATCATCTATTATATCTTTTTTGGTTTCTACCGTGATTGTATTTGAAAATATGAGAAACAAAACTATGATAAAAAGTATGACATACATCTCTTATAATACTCTTTTTATTTTATCTAAGAGATTATGAGATCGCGTTTTACACGTACATAACTGCTCTAATACTGAATTCTGCTTTATTTTAAACTGTAAATTATCTTTATTACACGTCTGACAATGTGCGTTTGTGTTGATGATATACATTTTTTTCATTTTTTTTGTAACGGACAAAACTTTTGTAGTATTTTTTGTGACGTATTTACTTATAAAACTGGACAGCATATCAACCAAACTTTCTGAACTGGGTTTAACTTCTTTTGGAACGGGTTGACAAAACATGTGCGGTTTGTATCCATCTGGATACATGGCTTTATAAATTTTATCCGGTAACATGTGTCTACGCCCACCAAAATTTTTACAAAACCCATATTTTCTTCCTTTCATCGTTTCACACGTACAAAAACATTTTTGGTTGATCGCGTCACCCTCTATCAAAAACCATACGTGATTTGATGCATGTGAACGACTTAGATTTTCACAATACTTTGATGTAGAAGATACTAGGTATGATGTATCTTTTTTGAAGACTTTAACAATTTCTGCGCTCTGTTGACCCACTAGATGTTTTTGAATAAAAGTTTCAATCTGTGCTATCGTCTCGTAATTTGTATAGGTATCTCGTGTATCTTGAATATTAAAAGATCCTTCTTCTCTCACAGACCCTTCAATCACGGCGTGATTCTTATTTTCTGTGCGCAAAGTCGCCATATGCAATAGTTCAACGGAGGGTTCTTTGTCAAATATATACTCGAGTGATTTCGTTTTATGCGAATATACGATGACCGGTTTATATGGACCCTGTGTTACCTTTCCATTCTCACACAGTGCACAACCTCTCCCGTCACATGCGTCATGTTTTGCCTTCTTATGTGACCACGGCATACGAAATCCACTTCCCTTCGTTTTACGTTTTCCATTCCCGTACACCGCGGTGTCCACGATATCACCCCATGGTCGATTGGGGAATAAAATATCTAACGCGGATACGATATGTGAGTGGAGAGCCATCGCCGATCCATGGTCAACGACAAAATCCGACCAATTAATATGTATACCGTGTTTGATTTTATCCCCCACAGATTTGGGTTCCGCGACGGAAATGAGCGCGTCCTTTCCTCCAAAAAACGCGACACGATCACATATAGATCTTGATACTTCTTTTAAGTGGTCGAATGTTAACTCCTCGTCCACCTTATAATCGATATCTACGAAAAAGTTATACGTATCAGTCTTTTGTTCGACGACGTATATCTTTTCACCGTTATTTATGCATTTAATACACATTTCATAAAAGTCATTCAATTTATCAAACGGGACAGATAGTATTCCACCATCCATTAAGACGTGTGATAGATTGGATCCATTGCAAAATCCTTGGCGCTTACACCAAGACTTAAACATACTTACAGTATCCTACACTTATTTTTTTAATCTTCTTCTTCGTGCCATATCGAACGACGATACGAAACATCTATAAATTCTTCATCTTCATTCATCAATTGTTTTTTAAACACTAAAAGTTCGTATACGGTTTTTTCTTTGAGTTCTTCCGTGTACCGCTCAGCCTTTTCTCGTGTATACGATTTATGATCGATGAGAATATCCTTAATCTGCATGAGAATATAACTCTTGGACTTCATTATTTAATAGCAAATGATTTTCTATTGGGGGAAGTCACGCAGGCGTAAAATTCTGGATTTTTTAGGACGTATTTTATGATTCGTTCCCATCTCCTTCTGGAATTAAATTCCGGTAAGGTATCGAAACTCATGTAATCGTTTTCATCGTACGTCCTTTTCATATGAATTTTTTTAGTGTACATTTTATATTTTTCTTCATTAAATTTTTTGACCAAATCGGTTTGATCGTGTCGAGAATAATTAACGAAAAAGACAAAAACAGTGTATTCCAAGTCAATCGTAGGACTTTCTTTAACTGTAAATGAAAATGACGTATATTCTCCTCTTTTTAAAGAAACTACACCCCTCGTTTCTTCTTCTAATTCTCTTAAAGCGGTTCGAAGTGGATTATTGATTTCTCTACGTCTACATCCACCGGTGACGAAAATCCATTCCTTAAATCTTTTATCTCTGACTGTTAAAAATCTTGGTACGTCTCCGTTATATATTACGGGTATAGCGATGGCCTTATGTTTCTTCATTGCTCATCGCACTCTACAATCTCCTGACAAGATTATTCCGAGGATTCTTCCTCAGTGATGACGGGTGCTGGTTTTTCGGTCTTCTCCTCTACTACGGGGATGGGAACCTTCTTAACTTCCACGGGAATCTTCGAGGCCCAAGGTGCGGGTCGGGGACGCTCTAAAGAAACCATGGGTTTCTGCTTATCGGCGAGTGCCTCCCTGAATTCTTCAATACTTTCATTCGTTTTCTTATGTTGGCTGTACATGTACACGGTGGCGAAAACGCAGATGGCGACGGCGACGAGAACTGCGGTATCACGGTCAAATGCAAACATTATGTAAAATTTACAAATGTTATTTTTAAGTAGATATTATTGCACCCATATTTGTTTTATCGTTACTGGGGCATTCGTATCCTTGTTGAGCGAATTGTATTTCGTTAAAGTGACCATGTTTACACGGTGCATTTTCTTTCTTCTCTTCTGGAGAATTAGGTATGTATTTATTGAGCGTTCCGGATTTAGGATCGTAGGTGATCATAAAAACGAAAAATGCGAGAAATAGAAAAAACCACATTTATTATTATACGGGATTTAATTAGAGTACATTAAACCGCCCATTCCTGATTCTATCCTCATAATGTTATAGTTAACGGCATATATGTCGTCGGTATGAGAAGCAGTCTCACTGACAAGGCGGGCTGAGTCGACGCGGCTAAAATTTAAACTTCCTGTAGGCTGAAGCTTTCCAGTCTCAAAGCAAAAGGGGTAGATGAAACGTTTCTTGTTGGCTCCACTCGCGTCAGCGGCAGAAGCGCAAGTATGGTAGTACTCGGAAACGGCTGTGTAATGAGGATCAGTGTACTTGAAGTCAGTAACATCGGTACCGTTAATCTGGAGCTTAATCTTATTATCGTTGGCGGCGATCGCTAAATCCGCGCCATCGGCCGCAGCTAAATACTTAACTGGGTGGTTTAAGTTCAGTTCCTGGATAGTAGAATTGGAAGCGACAGACTTTTGGGTCTGGGTGATGAGCATGTTTTGGGGCGCGGCGGCGAGGGAAGAGCGTTCATCGGTATCGAGGTAGATGAAATGCGCGTAGCATTCCCAAGCACCGGTGAGAGAACCACCCCACGTAACTCGAATCTCCACGTCGTGGTACTGTAATGCGACTAAAGGAATGGCGGATTGCCAGTTCTCACAGAAGCTGAAACGTAAAGGGTAGAAACGAGATTCCGCGGCTTCACCGTAACCAGAAATAGACTTAGTTAAGTTCTGTGACATAACGGTGGGCGCGACGAATTGAGAAAAGTTCGCATCTTGGGTGTCGATAACCTGACCTCCCACTAACCATTCTACCTTGGCAACCTGACCGAGCCAGTCGGCGGGAGAGTACTTGGCCGTACCGCTACGGGGGGCGAGATAGACAAATCCGAGGAGATCACCCTTGCGCTCGAAACGAACGGTGGACATACCACCAGCAGAGGGGTTGCCCTGGATAACCTGACGCTCAACAGTCTGAGCGAAGTTTGTGTGACGTTTGTAATTAGACCTAAAAAATGATACCTCTGGTTGGCCTACGATATGTGCATCTTGGGCACCAATGGCGACGAGTTGGGCAATTCCACCTGACATTTTATATTATACTAAGTTTTTATTTTTAAGCTCAAAACAATGGGACCTGTGGATGAATAGATTCTGTGAGAAGGAGTGAAAGAATTCCGATCATCGCGAGTCGACCGTTGACGAGCTCGGTCTCAGGCTTCCAAGGTCCCTGGACGTATCCCTCATCCTCCGGGTTAGCGGCGGTGCCGAGGAAAACCAAGGATGCGACGGCGATGGAGAGTCCGATGTTATCATGGAATTGTGCGCTGATAGGGTTACCAGTCATGATCTCATCAACCACCGCGGAGGTGAATCCGATCATAGCGGCGCGACCGTTAACACGCTCCGCGACCGCCAGAAAATCGTTAGGGCGGTCGATCTTCGTGAAACGAGACCCCTCGTTGGTCGCCCGCACTACGGTGCGGGACTTAACCCTGAACTTGGATTGAATGGGGGTGGTAATGGCGGGCCTGAGAGTGGCGATGCAAGACATTTTGTACTTTATGAAAGCGCTTTTTCTTTAAATCACTAGATTTTCGAGATCCCCGACACGTTTGACGAGGGATGCGACTAATAGTTCCATCGTCGCGGTTTTTTTCTTTTCGGATTGGAGAGCTTCGGCAGTCCGATCTACAAAGGGTGTATCTTCAAATTCGGGTTCGGCAATCTCTTCACGCTGATACTCTAACACGATTTCTCGTTTTGATTTGTTGGTATGTTCACCCCTGCTCGAGACTTTATCCAAGATAGCTTCAGCTTCTAAATCTACGTTATCACATATCATAGATTTAACTTCTTGAGAAAGATCCGGTAGTAATTCCTGTATTTTTTTTGTATACATCCCATCTATTTCAACTTCGATTACACACGAACCATCTTCATTATCCACACATTTTCCCACTGGTTCAAAAATGAGTTCCGGATCGGGTTCATACCCTAGGATCAGCATCGCCTTAGACGTTTTTTTCTCCATGTTATCATGTTTGCAACATTCTTTGATGTGACATTCCCATAAACGACAACATAAAGGCTGACACCTACTGGAAATGATATTTTCAACCCAATCTTCTGGGGGGTTTGCTAAGCTATGTAAACATTTTGAATGATAGTTGTCAAGTTGCACACGTAAAAGGGATGTTCCACTCTCATGTATGATATGCGTCACTTCACACTTCATATGAATTAATAATAAAAAAATATCGTACCTATTTTCCACCCATATACATACACGTCACGGTCGAGTGGATCGATGAAGCTCCGTACATGGATCCACCCACAATCTTCAAATTCATGTAGTTCCCACTATTCATATAATAAATCATCTGGCAAGTAAGACCGGGACGGGCGTGGGCTGTATTCATATTAACCCCCGAACCAAAATTATAGTGTGCACCACCCCAACCAAGCTCATTCCCATTTAAGTGCCAACGTGTATTTGTTTGAGTTTCTCTCTCTCCTGCTAACAGTGTAGCTGAAAACATATAATAACCTGCCACTGGTGCCGTAAACCGACCGTTACTACTGTTATATATACTCTGATCGTTGTATGCTTGGGAATTAAAAATGACGAAGCTGCCACTGTATACCCGACCATTATTTTTACCTACCATCGCGAACGGTCGGTCTGGGTAAGAAGGGTAACCCGCGATTATGGTACTAGTCGAAACTTTTCCGACACGTGTATTTCCACTGTCGTTACGCATCGTGTATGTACTCGTACCTCCGTCGTGCGATCTACCTGACCCGTTAATGAAGTGTACAGCGCCACCACTCGTTGTCCCGGGTCGCGGTCCGTTTAAAATATAATTGTACTCGGATGTAGATGCCGTCGCCGCAGTCTTTTTTATACTCGAACTGGATCCGGCGATGTCACTCTGCACATGTAATATTGAATCGGGGTCACTATCCCCGATGCCGACGTTGCCCGTACTCCCCTGAATTGTAAGATAGTTCGTTGCATTATACATTGAAGTAAAGTTTATGTTCGCCCGACTATCAGACGTAGCAGCTACCCCAGATTGAAAATATACTTGACCTCCAGTTGTTAAGGTACGAAGAACAGTGGGTGTAGTGGTATTATTAAGTGTCAATAGGGCATCACTCGTACCTGTGATAATACCACCAGTCCCACGGATAGTACCCACAACATCTAGGGCGACACCCGGTGCATTCGTCCCGATTCCCACATTTCCCGTAGTCCTATAAATATTTGATCCACTTAACGTGAAATAGTTGGTTCCGTCGACCCCGTTGGCCCCGTCGGCTCCGTCAGCTCCGTCAGCTCCGTTGGCCCCGTCAGCTCCGTCAGTGCCAGGTGCCCCATCAGCACCATTAGAACCGTCAGCTCCGTCAGCCCCATCGTTACCTGGATTTCCTTGAATTCCCTGTTCACCCCTCGGAATAACAAAATCAAAAACGGCGGCGGAACTCGTACCCGAATTAGTCACGGATGCGTCTGTCCCCGCGAGACCAGTTGTCGTCGTTCCGACGGCTATCGTAGCCGCGGCTCCATCTGCACCCGGTGGTGTATTCTGTAATAAAGAGCCATCACCTTCAAATGATCCCGCTTTCACACGCCCAGCTGTTGCGTTTATTTCAATTTGCGATCCCACACGTAAATCCGTGTTTACGTAGGCGTTACTGTTTACGTGTAAACCTGCCTCGGGGTTTGCGGTGACGAGTCCTACACGATTATTATTGGTATCGACAAATAGGTGGGAAGAGCCTACCAGTAAATTACTGGTAATATCAACCTTTCCTGTGAGTACGTGGTGATTCGTATCAGTCATCTATAATTAGCAAA